CCAATAATGAGACCTATGCCAATGCCGCCAGTAGAACCAACACCACCAAGGTTACTGCCACCAGTTGACAGACCACCAATAAGAGTTGGATTACCTGTACCACCTAACATTGGTGGTAAACCAGGTTTTGTACCTTCACCGAGACCTTTACTTCCAGTACCCTCACAAGGAAACATCAATAAAGGTTCTGTAGGAGTGCCTGGTGAAAGGCCTATGCCAATATTACCACCAGCAGAACCAATAATGAGACCTAGACCAGTTATGCCTCCAATACCAATGAAACCTATGCCAATAGTACCTAGGCCACCAGTAAGCAATAGACCACCACGTCTACCAGTAGAACCAATAATGAGAACTATGCCAGTCATACCTCCAGGTGGTTTTCCAAGGTTTCCAAGATAGGCATAAAAGTTTACAATAAAACATAACTTCAGGAGAGTTTGTTATGGATAGCATTAAGTTAGCTCAATATTTTTTTAAACAAATAAAAGAAAGAGAAGCACAAATTGTTGACAGCTTGTCTTCAGGCAATGTAAAATCCATGGAAGAATATAAATATGCCATTGGTGCTTTATCAGCGTTAAGAGCCTTGGCACAAGATTTAAAAGAAACGCTGCAAAAATACGATATAGATGAGTAAGATCGCAAAAGAAACAATAGAACAAAAAGAAAGCATCGATAAAAACAACGATGCAGTCAAAAGATTCGAAGAGAGACAAAAACAAAAACAAGTTGAAGAACAGTCAGAACTGGATAAAGCTTTTGTTGAAGAAGACAAAAGAGTTTTAGATCCAACCTTACTTAAAAAGTCACTAATTGATAGAATGCCCGACCCTACAGGTTGGCGTGTTTTGGTTTTACCATACAGAGGTAAAGATGTTACCGATGGTGGTATTCAATTAGTAAAATCCACTATAGATCGAGAGTCTCATGGGACAATGGTTTGTTATGTTTTGAAAACAGGACCATTGGCTTACAAAGACAAAGATCGGTTTGGTGGTAAACCTTGGTGCAAAAAAGGAGACTGGATTTTAATCGGAAGATATTCTGGTGCTAGATTCCTTTTAGAAGATGATCATGAAGTGCGTTTAATTAACGATGATGAAGTCATTGGGACCATACTAAATCCTGACGACATCAAATCTTTATGAGGAAAATATGGCTGAAGAAGCACAAGTAATCGATGTTGATATTTCTGAAGAACAAATAGAAAAAGCAGCATTGCCCGAAAATAAAAGAGCAGAAGTTGAAACTTCTGACTCCAACGTTGAAGTTGGTATTGATGATAATGTCAAACCAATAACCGAAGATGAAATTCAAGAAGACTTTGATGTTTCTAAAAAAGTAGAGGAACAATCAAAAGATCTTTCTGAAGTTGAGCGTAGAGCAGCTTATGCTCAAAACCGAATCAATAAAGCAGTAGCACAAGCAAAAGAGTTTCAAAGAAGAGAACTTATTGCTTTGCAATATGCCAAAGATCTGCAAAGACAAAATCAGGAGCTGTCAAGTTATCAACAAAACTTTGCTGATACCTATAGTCAAGAAGCAACCGATCGAGTTGAGTCGCAGTTATCTTTAGCAAAACAAGCTTTAAAACAAGCAACAGAGTCTGGCGATCCAGAAGCTATAGCTACAGCAACTGAAGCTTTAACTATGGCAACGTCTGATAAAGTAAAAATTGATCAATACAAACAACAACTTGCTTACCAAAAACAATGGCAAGATCAAGCACAACAGTATTACCAAAATCAACCACAACAAAACTATCAAGCACAACAAGTTGAAGAGTTCGCTGAACCTTCTGCTAGAGCGCAAGACTGGGCATCAAAGAACCCATGGTTCGGTAAAGATCAAACAGCAACAGCAGTTGCTTATACTATTCACTCAGATTTAGTCAATAAAGGCTTTGATACTGAGAGCGATGAATACTATAATGAAATAGACAGAAGACTGAGAGAAGAAATTCCTCATAAATTTAACAACGTGGAAGCTAACAAACCCGTCCAAACTGTAGCTTCACCATCACGCACCACATCGACAGGACGCAGGAATAATCGTATCGAGTTGACACCGAGCGAACAGCAACTAGCTAAAAAGCTTGGAGTGTCATTTAAAGATTACGCAATACAAAAAGCGAGGTTACAAAAATCATGAGCAACAAGGATATAAAACAATCGAGATCTACAAGAGAAGTAGAAGATAGAAAGTTCGAGGAACGTGTACAAACTTGGAAACCACCAGCAGCGCTGGATGTTCCAATAGATCCACCTCCTGGAACAACTTTTAGATGGATCAGATCGGATATTCTTGGTCAAGCAGATAAAACAAATATCTCTAAAAGATTTAGAGAAGGCTTTGTTCCTGTGAAAGCCGAGGACTTACCAAGTGGCCATGGTTTACCTGTAGTCGATGAAGGTCGGCATTCGGGTGTCATTGGAGTTGGCGGATTAATTCTTTGCAAAATAGACAACAGAATTGTTGAACAAAGAAGGCAGTATTATAAAAATATGACCGACAACCAAATGAGAGCCGTAGAAAATGACCTTATGCGTGAGGAAAACCCTGCAATGCCTATAACCAGAGAGTTAAAAACAAGGGTAACTTTCGGAAAAGACTAGGTTGTCTTTTCTTTGGTAAACATATAAGGAAAAATTATGGCAAACCAAGATAAACCATTTGGGTTTAAGTTAGTAGGAAATTTGTCCGGTGTAGCTCAAAATAAAGTTACAGAATACAATATTGAATCTGGCTCAACCCAAGGCATCTTTTCAGGAGATCCAGTAAAAATGTTGGCTGGTGGTTACATTGATGTAGCTGATGCTGCAGCTGACGTTAAAATACTGGGCATCTTCAGAGGATGTCAATATAACGATGCAACTACGAAAGAGGTTAAATACTCTGCGTATTTCCCTGCTGGCCAAACAGCCACAGGAGACATAGTAGCCTTTGTTGAGGATAACCCGTATAACCTATACGAAGTTCAATGTACTGGTTCTTTAGCTAGAGCAGACATTGGAGCTAACGTTGATATTGCTTACACAGCAGGTTCAACAGTTAGTGGTCAATCAAAAGCAGAAATCGCTTCAGGCGCAACTGCTGGTACCGCTAACTACAGAATTGTTGGCGTCTCAAGAGACGACCAAAACAACGAACTAGGTGCAGCAAACGTAAACATGATTGTTAAAATTAATGAGCATGCTTACGAAAACGATGCTGGTGTTTAATATAAGGTAGGATAAAAATATGGCTATTAATAGAGCGCAATTAGCAAAAGAACTCGAACCTGGGTTAGCTGCACTTTTTGGGCAGGAATACAATAGGTACGAAAACGAACATGCAGAGATCTATGAAACAGTTTCATCTGATAGAGCATTTGAAGAAGAAGTTTTAATCGTTGGTTTTGGTAATGCACCAGTTAAACCTGAAGGAGAAGGTGTCTCATTTGACAACGCTTCAGAAGGTTATACTGCTCGTTACTCACACGAAACCATCGCTTTGGCTTTTGCTCTTACTGAAGAAGCTATTGAAGATAATTTGTATGACAGACTAGGTGCAAGATATACAAAAGCTCTTGCAAGATCTATGGCTCACACAAAGCAAGTTAAGGCAGCTAATGTTCTTAACAACGCTTTTGATTCCAACTTCCCTGGCGGTGATGGTGTCGAACTTTGTTCAACATTACACCCATTAACAGGTGGTGGAACATTTGCAAATGAGCCTTCAACAGATGCTGACTTAAATGAAACATCTTTAGAAGATGCTATCATTAGTATTTCAACATTCGTTGATGACAGAGGTCTAAACATTGCATTACAACCAAGAAAGTTAGTTGTACCACCTCAGTTACAGTTCGTGGCTGATAGGCTGTTACAATCACCTGGAAGGGTTGGTACATCAGATAACGATATCAATGCTATCAACAACATGGGCGCTATCCCAGAAGGCTATGTTGTTAACCATTTCTTAACAGATGTGGACGCATTCTTCGTATTATCAGATGTTCCTGATGGCTTCAAACACTATGAAAGAACTCCTCTTTCAACTTCTATGGAAGGCGACTTTGATACTGGCAACGTCAGATTCAAAGCTAGAGAGAGATACTCTTTTGGGTTCTCAAACCCAAGATGTGTGTTTGGATCAAAAGGTGCATAGTACCTGTTAATCTGAATTTAGGGGTTCTTCGGAACCCCTTTTTTTTTATCAAGAAAACCATATAATTAAATTGTTGATGCTCTGGTGAGGTCAACATTAACTAAGTCGCTTTAAGGAGGACTTATTATGTATAACGATTCTTTAATATCTCGTCATGTATTAGGTTACGATGAGATTTTCAAACGTATAAGAGATTTAACCAAACAATCTCATTCTAGTTACCCACCTTACAATTTAAAAAAAGATGGGGATAAATTTTATATTGAACTTGCAGTAGCTGGTTTATCTAAAGAAGATCTCCAGATCGAAATTGATGAAGGTGTTTTGAGTATAAAACATACCGCTAAAAAATCTGATCAAGATTATATTTATTGTGGTATAGCTCAAAGATCCTTTGAACAAAAGTTTACATTGGCTGAATACATAGAAGTGGTTAATGCTGAACTAAAAAATGGTTTGCTTATCTTGGAATTAGAAAAAAATATTCCAGAGGATAAAAGACCAAAAACTGTAAAAATAAAGTAATTTATAGGGACACTTTTTAGTGTCCCTTTTTCTTTACAGATTTTTATACTTCGTGTATATTATTGGTGTTACTAGAGTAACCGAAATGAATTTACTGCATGAGGTAAACGGAGAGTCTACCTCATTAAGCGACTCTCCATGCATAGGTAGATGTAGCACTACTTGGGGGGATATTGTCTGTCAAGGTTGTGGACGAACAGAAATAGAGATAAGAGATTGGCCTTCCTATTCCGATTTTGAAAAGAAACTGATAAACTTAAAAAATTCAGTCAATTACGATATTCGTCAAAAAAAGGAGTTTAGAAACATGTCACGAGAAAATAAAGAAAGAGAAATTGAAAACAAATTATTTGCAGCTAGATGCTTAATAGAAATGATCGGTGACGATTTAATTCATACTTTTGGCAAAGATCCTATAATTGAAAAATCTTACAAAGATTTATACAACTCATTAGAGTCCATAAAAAAAGCTAAAGAAAATCTTCCTGTTGCCTTAGAAGAAGCTGTATAATAAACTTAAGTTCTAGGTAATTAATCTAGCTATCGACTGACCTAGCAGACAAGCCAAGACGATAGTTATAGGAGGCAAAAAAATGGCAAAATCTACATTTTCAGGACCTGTTAAATCCTTAAATGGATTTATTTCTTCAGGTAGCGGTGCAGTCGTTAGTTTAACGGCTGATACAAGTTTAACAGTTGATGATCATGCTGGTAGAGTATTGGTCTGTAATGATGCTGATGGTAAATTTACATTACCAACAATTAACGCATCAAGCCCAAGCGATTCAACAGATCCAAATCAACTAAACAATTTAGGAGCATCTTTCTATTTTGTTATAGAAACAGCAGCAACAGATTTGGACATCAAAACAGATGGCACAGATAAATTTGTTGGTGGTTTGTATGTTGGTATTGATAATGCAGCAACAGGTAAAACATTTATTTCTGGTGCAACAAATGACGTCATTACATTAAATGGTACAACAAAAGGCGGATTAGCAGGTAGCGTAGTTAAAGTAACTGCAATTGCAAATGATAAATATGCAGTTGAAGGTATAGTTCTTGGTTCAGGAACTCTTGTAACTCCATTTGCTGACGCATAATTGGAATAATATATGTCTGTTAGAATGATAGGTTCAGATGTAAAAACAGCAACAACGACCAGCGCTGCCACAGGTGGCGCTAGTCTATTTGGCGGCAGATCTAGGTTAAGAGGATTTATTATTGCGGGCGGTGGTTCCGATGGAACTGTTACTTTTAGGAATGGTTCTGCTTCAGGAGATACTTTACTAATAGCGCCATGCAATGCCAATGATACCGAAACACTTAATATTCCAGATCAAGGAGTATTGTTTGAAGATGGTATTCATGTAACTTTATCCAACATAGATCGCGTTACTGTTTTCCATTCATAAAAAATGGCAAGAGAAGTCTCATCAATCTCAAGAGTTGGGACTTCTGAACCTTTTGAGCTTCAAGTCTCAAGAGGTCAAATTGCTTTTCACAAAAAAAATTACAAGTTTGGCTTTAATCCAGACGTAGATGATTCTTTAGAAACTATATGGTCTCAAGGTGGGTTATACACATATTTATCGGCAGCATCTACTTTATACATATCTAGCTCATCTACAGCCGATGATGCGGCAGGGACAGGAGCAAGAACTGCTACTGTTTCAGGCTTAGATGCTAATTACGATGAGATTGACGTTACAGTTGAATTAGATGGACAAAATGGTGTTCAGTTAGGAGACGCTTCCAATTGGATAAGAGTTAATAGAATTAAAGTTAATACTGCTGGTACAGGTGAAGCTAACGCAGGTGTGCTTTATGTAGGAACAGAATCATCTCCTACTCTTGGTGTGCCTAGCAATAAATACGCAACAGTAGCTATTGGCGACAATCAAACACTTATGGCTTTATGGACCGTACCAAGAGGTTATACTGCTTATATAGATCAAGTTGATATTACAATGAATACGGAAGTAGCAAATAAATTTGGTACTGTTTCATTTTTAGCTAGACCTTTTGGTGGTGTATTTAATGTTCAGGATAAATTTGTTTCATCACAAGGAACAATTAATCAAGAATTTACCTATCCATTAAAATTCGAAGAAAAAACAGATCTTGAAGTCAGGGCTATAGCAAGCTCATCAAATGCTAATTTAGCAGTATCAGCAGGCTTTGATATAATCTATATAGAAAACAGACCTTACCCAGAATAATTATGGCTATTACATACAGAGGTGAAAGATTTAGCGGGTACAACAAACCCAAAAGAACACCAGGTAAAAACAAAAAGTTTGCTGTTCTAGCAAAACAAGGATCTAAAGTAAGATTAATCCGTTATGGTGATCCCAACATGACCATCAAAAAAGATCAACCGAAAAGAAGAAAGTCATTTCGTGCTAGGCATAGATGCGACACTAGCCCACCAAGCAAATTAACAGCTAGGTATTGGTCTTGCAAAAAATGGTAGCCAAAGTTGATGACAAAACATCTTTAAACATTTCACTAAGTTATCTAGTGCAAATCATTGTGACCATTAGCATTGCTGTCTATGGTTATGCCAACATAAGTGAACGCATTGAAAAAAATGCCAGAGAAGCTCGCAACATTAGAGGAAATCAAAACAATTACATCTTTCCTGATATTAGAGAACTAGAAGAAAAAACAGTAGAACTTGAACGACAAGTCTTTGTCTTGGAAACTGAACTAAAACTTTATGAGAAAGAGATAGATGGTTTAAGGCAAAGAGAATATGAAAGCCTACAACTGTGTGAAAAACCAAGTTAGAATAAAGCATAAAAAAAATTAAAGTCAAAATGATAAACAAACCATCAGAAAAAAAGTAAAATAAATTATGGCATTATCAGGAAGCACAAACTTTGAACCCAACGTAGCAGAATTTATTGAAGAAGCTTTCGAGCGTTGTGGCTTAGAATTAAGAACAGGATATGATCTAAAAACAGCTAGGAGATCTATAAATTTTTTATTAGCTGAATGGGCCAACAGAGGTTTAAACCAATGGACTATAGAACAAGCAACACAAACAGTTACACAAGGGACAGCAAGTTATACGCTTAATTCAAATGTTATTGATGTTTTAGATTGCTCTTTAAGAAGAACAGAAGGTGGAACTACAACAGATTTACAAATGTCAAGAATAAGCAGATCGGAATATTTAAACATTCCTACCAAAGCTACACAGTCCAGACCATCGCAGTTTTTTTTAGACAAGCTAACTACTCCTGTTTTAAAAGTTTGGCCAACACCAGAAAACTC